GTCGTTCGTACGTGTCGGAATACAACGACACGTCGGGCAAGCCCGCCAGCAGCGCGCCGCACGAATCGGAGCGCGATACCGAGGACCGCCGCAAGAAGGTGGGGAACGCGCTGCGCCGGGGCTTCGGCGCCTTGGCGCGGAAGGAGTAGGGCGTGGCCGACATTACCGCGACCGACGTCATCAGCGCGCCGCGCTTCAACGCCGACACCTACGGCCTGGGCGAGCGCATCCAGATCCGGGTGACGTGGGACGCGGCGGTCGTCGTGACGGGTACGCCGCGCTGCCCGTTCAACCTGGGCCAAAGCCCTGTCGGCGGCCCCGAGTACATGGACTACGTTTCGGGCTCCGGCACCACGCAGCTCGTCTTCGAGTGGTACGTCGCCGCCACCGACGAAGACACCAACGGCCTGTTCCTGTACGGCAACAACACCGAAGGCCTGATCGTCCTGAACGGCGGCACCATCGACAATGCCGCGACGTTCGACGCCGACGGCTACGGGGCGCTGACGTGGGACGAAGTAGGCGAGATTGTCGACGTGGGCGAATTCGGCATCGAGAACGCCATCACCGAATACAACATCCTGGACGACGGAGACACCCGCAAGGTCTACGGCAACCAGAACAACGCCGTGCTGTCGTGCCGGGCGCTCATGCGGGCCGGGAACACCGGGCAGGACGCGCTTATCGCCGGGGCCAGGAACCAGACGCTCGTGCACTTCCGCGTCGTGCTGGCCGACGGAACGATCTTCTACTTTGCCGGCCTGATGGAGCGGGTAAAGCGCTCGGGCATCGAGGCCGGGGGGTTCCTGATGGTCGACTTCACGGTGGCGATCGATCACCGCGAGCTCATCGAGACGTACTAGGGGACGATATGGCCCTCACGTTCGCCGAAGCCATGCGGCAGGTCCGGCAGGAAGGCATGGAGGCCCTGACGGCCCTGGTGCGCCAGAGCGCCCAGGATGTCGAGCACGAGGCATCGAAGCCCCGCGCCGCCGGCGGTCGCATGCCGATCGATACCGGCTTTCTGCGCAACTCCGTCGTGGCAACGGTTGACGGCAGCCTGCCCGGGCCGACCGGTATCGGCCTGTCGCGTGACCAGCGCTTTGCATCGCTCGGCCAGCCCAACACCCAGGCGGCCCTTTCGCAGGCGCAGGTCGGCAACGTCATCATGCTGACGTGGACGGCTTTCTACGCCGCGTACGTCGAGCACAACGCCATGTTCGTCCGCGGCGCCATCGAAATGTGGGATGCGATTGTCGAACAGAACGCCCGCGAGCTGGCCGGGCGGCTGGCACGGAGGAGCGGCTGATGGTCGACGTCAAGCAGGTAGCGATTGCGCTCGACACCTCGCCCTTGTTGCGCGGCGAGCAGGCACTGGCGCGCCTCGAAACCGCCGGCCGCCGCACCGACGCCAGTATCGGCGGCCTGGAGCGCCAGGTGCAGCGGGCCGGCGGCTCGATGGCCGGTCTCAGCCGCGCCAACCAGCAGGTCACCGTGCACCAGACGGCGTTCGGGCGCTCCACTTCTCAGGCCGCCACGTCCCTCGGTGGCCTCACCCGCACGTACGACCAAGCGACGGTGCGCGCTACGGCGTTCGGCAGGGCCACGGCCAACGCGGCGCAGCAGACGCAGGCGGCGGCACGCGGACTCACGACCGCCGGGGCTCAGGCCGGACGCGCCGGTCAGCAAATGAATTCCGCCGCCGGCTACACCGGCAACCTCGCCGCGCAGTTCAACGACATCGGCGTCCAGCTCGCAAGCGGCCAGTCGCCCCTCCTGCTGGCCGTGCAGCAAGGTACGCAAATCAATCAGGTGCTGGCGCAAATGGGACGCGGCGGCGGGGCAATCAAGGCTCTTGGCGCCGCCTTTGCGTCCATCCTGTCGCCCATGTCGCTCGTCACCATCGGCATCATCGCCGGTGGCGCCGCGCTTGGCCAGTGGGCGCTCAAGGCCATCAGCGCCAAGGTGGAGACGCGTTCGCTCGCCGACCTCACCGAAGACCTGACCGACCGGACGCAGTCGTACCAGGACGCCGCCGACAGCGTCCTCATGTCGATCGACGACCAGGCCGACGCGTACGGCTCGCTGGCCGACGAAATGCGCGGCGTCGTGGAGGTGCAGGCCGAACTGGCGCGCGGCGCCGCCCAGGAGGCGCTCGACCGGCTGACCGCCAGCCTCGGGCGCGGCACCGAGGGCGGCTTGTTGCAACGGGCGCTGGCGGCGAACCCCATGACGGACATCATGCAGGCCTTTACGGGCCGCGACGCCACGGAGCGCTTTTTCCAGATCCCCGCCGAAACGACGACCCGTGTCGAGGCGCTGCTGGGCGGCTTCCGGCAGATGAACGAAGAACTGCAGGAGGCCAAGGGCAACGCCGCCGAGCAAAACCGCATCATGCGCCAGATGGTGCCGCTGGCGAAGTCGCTGGCCGATGAGTACGGCGGCATTACCAAACAGGAGCGCGCCTTCCTCGAAGGGCTGACGCAGGCCGCCGACCAGTCGGCCCGCATCGTCGCCACGACCGAAGAGATCGTCGTATCGTCAACCCGCCTGGCCGATACGTCGCAGCGCAGCCTCCAGTGGGCCGACCAGACCCTCGCCCGCATGCAGGCCCAGACGGCCGCCTCGCAGACGATTGCCGAGTACGGCGCCAACTCGGCCCAGGTGATGGACCAGCAGGCGCTGGCGGCGCGGGCGGCACTGGCGGCCGAGCTCGAGCGCCGCGGCATCGTGGGCGAAACCGCCGAAGCCCTGCGCGCCGCCCTGGTGGCCCAGCAGGAAGCCAAGGTGGTGGCCGAAGAACGCATGCGCTTCGACCGCGAAATCGTGCGGATCGAGCGCGAAAAGGAACAGTCTGCGCAGCGCCAGTTGCAACTCGACCTCCAGCGCCAACACGCCGAAGCCGCTATCTCGCAACGGCTGCAGAACCGCATCCAGGTCGCGCGCGCCATCGTCGTCCACGGCAAAGACTCCGTGCAGGCCAAGCTGGCCGAAGAGGCCGTGAGCCGACGGCTGTTCGAGCTCGACCTCGAGCGCCAGGGCATTACGGGCGAAATCCGCGACCAGCTCGTTGCGCAGTACGAGGCCGCGGCGCAGCTCGAAGGCCAGATCGTCCAGGCGCAGCCGGCCTTCCAGGGGCTGAGCACGACCATCAACGGCATCGCCAATGCCTGGGGCGAGTTCGTCGTCACGGGCTTCCAGGATTTCCGCAGCTTCACCCGCAAGGTATTCGACGCCTTCAAGCAACTGCTCGTCCAGATGATCGCCACGGCGGCCCGCAACAAAATCATGATCGGCATCGGCATGGGCGGCTCTGGCGGCGCGGGAACGGGCGGCGGCGGGATGCTCGGCGGCCTCGGCGGCATGTTCGGCGGCGGTGGCGGCGGGGGCGGCCCGCTCGGCATGATCGGCAATTTGTTCGGTGGTGGTGGTGGCGGAGGCGGTGGTCTGTTCGGCGGCCTCACGTCCGGCCCGTTCGGCGGTGGCCTCAAGAACGCGGCATTCAACCTCGGCCTCATCCACGGCCCGGCCATCGCGGGTGGCGGCGCGGCGGCGCTGGCCTCCGGAGCGGCCACGTCGACGGCGTTCGGCTTCGGCCCCGCAGCCGGTATCGGCGCCGGTGGCCTGGGGGCCGGGGGCGGCGCGGTAGCGGCGACGGGACTGACGGCAGCGGGCGCGGCGGCGCTGGCGGTCGGCGGCATTGCGCTGGTCGGCCTGGCGCTGATGAAAACGTCGAAGGAAATCGACAAGGGCGCGAAATTGCTCGTCGAAGGCCTCGAGGCCACGGCCGAGGGCTACACGACCATCGAAACGAGCCAGTTCTTCGGTTTGTCGAAGCGGGTCCGGGACCGTGACCGGCAGCTTGACTCTGGGTATCAGGCCAGCCTTGTCGGCGGTGCGCAATCAACCATCCGGGAAGTGCAAGCCCTTTCGAGCGTAATGAATCTGGCCACCGATAGCCTGTCGGACTATTCGGCCGAGATTAAGCTGTCGGTACTCGAAAGCGAGGGCGCCGCAGAGGCGTTTGCCGAGATAAGCGACGGCATGGCGCAAATGGTCCTCGAAGCCAACGGCCTGTCCGTCGGGCTGGACGGCGCCGGCGAGCGGCTGCGCAGCCTTGGCCTCGGCCTTGCCAGTGTCATGCAGAACAGCGTCCGCCTTGAGCAGCAAACGCGCCTGAATCGCAGCCTGTCGGGCGCCCTGGTAGCCGAGCAGATAATCGAAGCCTTTGGCGGCGTTCAGGATTACATGCAACAAACAGCCGCTTTCTATCAGGAATTCTTCACTGAGGGCGAGCGCGCAGCCGACCAGCAGCGCACACTGAACCGGCAGCTACGCAACGCTGGCGTCGATACGATACCCACCACCATCCAAGGCTACCGCGACCTTGCCAACGCGCAGGACCTGATGACCGAATCGGGCCGCGCCCTGTACTCCACGCTGATCGAACTCGCCCCACAGTTTGCCGAGGTGGCCAATTTCCGCGAAGGCGTGTTCACCGGCGCCCGCGAAAGCCTCCTGACCGAGCCCGAAAGACAACGGGAGGCGCAAGCACGGCTGACTGCTTTTAGCGAGGAAATGGGCGCATGGGCCGTTACTGGCGAGCGTGGGCGGAAAAGCATGCTGGAATTTATCGAGAGCGCGCAGCGGTCTGCCGATGCTGGAAGAGAATGGGGTCTTGAGATGCAGGGGCAGCTTCCGGCCTTGGTCGACGACTTCAATCTGCTCAGAAGCGCGGCAGGGCAGGCGGCCAGCGAACTCAGCAGCGTGCGCGGCGGCGGCGGCGGCGGAGGGTTTGAAGACCCGAGAGCGGGTGGCCCAGAAAACGAGTACTTTTTCGAACGGGCTACGAACCGGGCCAGGAGACACATGTCAAACCTCCAGGCATCGTATCTTTCCGGTCTTGCTCGCACGGAAGAAGAACTCCGGCAGCTTCACAATCCACGGCTGCTCTATGTTGATCCGAACTGGCGATTTGGCAGGGAGGCAGCGGAACCGTCGATTGTCCAAGTGTTCCGGAAGGAAATCCGCAAGGCCGTTCTGAATGTGGAAGATTATCGGCGCGTGGGCCTTGAGGCTGCCCGGCAGGCTCATCTCCAAACCGTTTCCTACAATTTCTTCAAGGAGCAATCCAGGCGGGGGACCGGTCCGTACTCGGCAGGCGAATGGGCCACCATGGCTCAGCAAGCGAAACAGATAGCAGACGCCCAAGGGTCCCTTGCCGCCCGTGCCCTTGAGCAGGCGCGGCAGGAAATAAACTTTGGTGAGTTTCTTGCCACCATGCAGCACCTTGGGACGGCTTTTGACGCGACCGGGTCAAGGGCAAGAGAATTTGCGGCTGGCATTTTCGATATATTTGAGAACGTGAGCAGCTTCCAGCAGGCAGCGGCATCGTACTACCAGAATTTTTTCACCGAAGGCGAAAGGCGAAGCCGCTTGCGCGACGAGTTGCAGCTGTCATTCGACCTGCTCGGCGTCGCCATGCCGAAAACACGCAGCGAATTTCGCCAGCTGGTCGAGCAGCAGGATCTGACAACGCACAGCAGCAGGAGGCTATTCGCCGGGCTTCTCGACCTGTCGGACGAATTTGCCCAGCTCGCCAAGCCCATGAGCGGCCTGGCGGACAGCGCCAACAATCTCAACGAAGCCCTGGGCGCAAGCCAGCGAATATTCCGAAGCCTTCGCGAAGAGGCCGTTTATACCAGCGCGGGGACCAGCGTCTCGGGAGCGCCAAGCAGGCTGGCCGGCATGAGCGAGGGGCAGCTGCAGCGACTCATAGCCGCAATCAACAGCGGCAATATCACGATTGTCCGGCGGCTGGACGAAATACGCGAAACCGAGCGCCGTACCCAGCGCGAACCCACGAGGGCCGCAGTATGATGATCGTGACGCCCCGCCCGATAACCGACGACGAGTATATCGGCGGCAACCTCGTTGAGGACGATCACGACGAATGGGCCGACAGCACCATGTACGACTTCAAGGATTACGTTCTGGTGTCGTCCGTGCATGCGGTCTTTCAGTGCCTGCGGGATCACGAATCCACCGCCGAGAATTCCCCAACGGCTGAGGCCGCGGCCTTCGCCGACCCCCTGGTAGACGACCCGGACCCGGCGACATGGATACGCGTCGGGGCGTCGAACCGCTACCGGCTGTTCGACGAGCGCCCATCGCAGCGGGCCGAAAACGCCGACGAAATTCGCGTCAGCCTCGCGGTGCCGGACCAGTCGAGCAACCGCATTGCGTTCGTCAACCTGGCCAACTGCGGAGAGTTGCACGTTGACGTGATACATGGGGCCTCGCACGTGCGTCTATCGTGGGCCGAGCCGTCGGACGGCGGCCAGACCATCACGCGCTACGAATACCGCCGGAAGCGCGCCGACGATGCCGACTGGGGCGACTGGACCGAGATGGAGGATTCGGACCATACCACCACGTTCTACGACGTGTACGGCATCGATCCGGAGTTCACCGACTGGGAGTTTCAGGTGCGGGCCGTCAACGGCGTAGGCAACGGAACCGAATCGGCGACGGCCGACCTTGACGCCACGACCTATCAGCCCGGCGACACCATCCCGCCGTTTGAAAACGGCAGCCGCCGCACTGCGCCGCAGGATAGACCCGATACCGCAACCGAGCCCGAAGCACCGACGAGCGTCATGGCCGAGCAGCACCGCACCGAACTTTTCGACACGTCCGCAGAACTCGCCGACAACAGCGAAGTGATCGACTGGCTGACGTTCTTTTTCAGCGAACCGCGAGTGCTGGACCAGAAGATCATCACGATACCGCTGACGGTCCCCGGCGATGCCATCCTGATCCGCCTCGAAGGAACGGCAAACCTGGGGTGTGGGCAGATCGTGTTGGGCCTTGGCGAGACGGTCGGCGAGTCCACGTCGCACAACAGCGAGATCGACCTGATCGACTTCAGCCATGCCGAGGTCGACGTGTACGGCAATCTGACGACGGTCGAGCGCGAGGCCGTGGAAGTGTTCAACTTTGGCGTCCTGACGCAAGTCAACGACACGGCGAAGCTGCTGGCGGCGCTGCGGCGGCAGAAGGGCGGCAAGCGCGCCCTATGGGTAGCTTCTGAGGCAGACAACGTGCGCGGCTGGATTTACGGCTTTCTTGAGGACTTGAGGGGCGAATTCGAGCAGGGATCGCACATCCGATCCCGCCTGACCGTACAGGGGGTTACGTAGCATGGCAACGATACCAACCAAACCAACCGTCCCACCGGCGCCGCTGCGGACCGAGCCCGAAACGTTCGCCAGCCGCGCCGCCGCCATGGTGGCGTTCTTCCAGCCGTTCGTCGACTACATGGAATCAATCGGGCTGTTCACCGAGGAGCAAGCCCAGGCCGCCACCGCAGCCGTCATTGCCGAGAACATCCCGAATCTTGACCTGTCGGTATTGGCCGGCAAGGGCATCGGCGTAAACGCTGGCGGGACTCAGATTGTCGGCCTGACGATCCCGACGCTTCCGGCCTTTGCATCACAGGACCAGGCCGAAGCCGGAACCGATGAACTGACGGTCATGAATCCCCTGCGGACCCTTCAGGCCATCGAGGAATTTGGAGCCGGTGGGTATCAATACATAACGTCAAGGCAGGCAAGCGGGGGCGTTATCGAATTCACATCCAGCGACTTCGATAATGATGCCTTCGCAGGGTACCAGTTTGTCTGCCAGAGCATTATCCCGACAGCAGCCAGTTCCAACTTTCGGGTTGCCGCAAACAGCGAATCAGCCGTCGCTATCCAGGCAGGCGTGCACAACATAACGAATGGCATCGGATACAGCGCCATACTCCATTTGTTTATTCCATCGCCAGACGGTCCTACATACGTAGACGTTTTGAGTTCAAGAACACAAGGGTCATCGACCTCAACATTCATTACCGACACAAATTCCTATCGTATTACACCTTTAAATCCTCAATCCGGGACCCCGACTGCATTATTAAGCAGCCTCACATTCTCTTTCGCTACCGGGGATATTTCATCTGGCGTGATCGCAATGTATGGCATGAGAAAATAGCTCACCTTGGAGGGGCATAATGCCAACCGTGGAAGTTACAACCGTGAAGACGCTGATCCCAGGCCTGGCAGCTGGAGGTGATTATGCGCTTCAGTGCCATGGTGACGTTCCAATACATATTGTCGAGTCGGCTAGTCAGCCATCGGATGACGCTGAGGCAGACTTTGATGTCCCATGCGATAGCTTGCGAAGGACAATTACGCATCACAGCGTCGCAGGTGGGATGAACGTCTACGCATGGGTGGGTAGCGGTACGAGCGTGCTGGCGTGGGAAGCGGGGTAGGATGGCGATTGAGCCGCAGAAAGGGCCGCAGACCCAATTCTTGGCCACCTCCGCCGATATCGCGATTTACGGCGGAAGTGCTGGGTCGGGGAAATCGGTCTCGCTTCTCATGGAGGCCCTCCGCCACGTTGGCGTCCCCGGCTACACCGGCGCCCTGTTCCGCCGCACGACCGTTGACCTGCGGCAGCCGGGCGGCCTGTGGCACGAATCGCAGGAGCTGTACCGGCTCGTCGGGGGCGTGCCGCGCGAGACCCCGACGCTGACGTGGCGCTTTCCCTCGGGGGCGCTGCTGCAATTTTCTCACCTCGAGCACGACAAGACCGTTTACAGTTGGCAGGGGGCGCAACTGGCCTTTGCGGGGTTCGACGAGCTGACCCACTACAGCGCTCACCAGTTCTGGTATCTGGTGTCGCGCCTGCGCAGCCGCTGCGGCGTTCGCCCGTACATGCGCGCCGGTACCAACCCCGACGCCGATTCGTGGGTGGCCGAGCTGATCGACTGGTGGATCGACGACGAAACCGGCTACCCGATCGAGGAGCGCTCGGGCGTGGTGCGGTGGTTCGTGCGGGTGGGCGACCAGCTCGTGTGGGCCGACGAGCCGGGCGACCTAGCCGACCATACCGACACGACGGGCCGCCCGCTGCCGCCCAAGAGCCTGACGTTCGTCCCGGGGAAGCTGAGCGACAACCCGGCGCTGACGAGCGCCGACCCCGACTACGAAGCCAACCTGTTGGCGCTGGGGACGGTCGAGCGCGAGCGGCTGCTGCACGGCAACTGGAAGATCCGGCCGGCGGCCGGCCTGTACTTCCGGCGCGGCTGGGTCGAGGTGGTGGAGGCGGCACCGGCCGGCCTGCGCATCGTCCGCGGTTGGGACCTGGCGGCGACGGAACAGCGGCCCGGGACGGATCCGGATTGGACATGCGGCACCAAGATCGGCGTCACCCAGGCGGGCCGCTACTACGTGCTGGATCACGTCTACGACCGCATGGCCCCGCACGGGGTGCGGCAGCTCATGCGCAACACCGCCACGCAGGACGGCCACGCGGTGCAGCAGGAAATCCCCCAGGACCCGGCACAGGCCGGGAAGGACCAGCGCTATAACCTGTCGACGCTGCTCGACGGCTTCAACGTGCGGTTTCGCCCCGTGTCGGGCGACAAGATCACGCGCTTCTCGCCCTTTTCGGCGCAGTGCGAGGCGGGCAACGTGGCGGTGGTGCGGGGGGCGTGGAATGAGCGGTGGTTCAGGGAGCTGGAGAATTTCCCGCCGGGCAGCCATGGTCACGACGACGAC